ATTTAAAATTGCCATTTTGTTTTTATTTTAATTTTGTTTTATTATAAATATTTAATAATTTAATTTTTTATCCAGGAAATTCAGCTCCTGTTGGTAATAAGATAAAATCTAATGAAATAAATTCTGCTGTTCTAGTTGGTTGAATATAAATTTGACCTACTAATTGGTTTTGATCAATTACTGCGGGTCCATTATTTGATTCATCCATTACTATTTTATAAGCATATAATCCTTGCTTTTGTTGAATTCCTTCTAAAAATGGAGTTACTCTAGATACAAATGAATTTCTTGTTGATATTGTATTCTGTTCAAATACTACTGTATCTGCAATTTGACGAATATAATTTTTAAGCTCAATTAGTAAACGTCTTACATTTACACGATTTAAAGCAGATTGTTGTTTTTGTAATGTCTTTTGTCCAAATACTACTACACCTTGTTTTGGTAATGTTGCTATAGGGTTAATATTATTAGCATATAATGTATCTCTTTGTCCTTGAGTCAATTTATATTGAGCCTGTAATACTGTAGATAATCCACCACGATTAATACCTGCGGGAGCAAACCAAGGAGCAGATACTTTATCATTAAAAGCATATACACCTGGGATTACTGTTGAAGCTGGGACAAATACTTGTTTTCCAGTTGATGGGTCTTGAATACGAACCCAAGGCCAATATGAAGCAGCATATGAAGTATCTCTTGTTTGGGCTTGTGTAATTACAGTTCCTAAAGTACTATTATAATCTACTAAATCAGGTACATATAAATTATCCCCTCTAGAAATAGTATTTGTAATAATACTTGTGATTTGAGATGTATGGTTATTATTTGTTAATCCTGGGGTAAATAGAATATTAAATTGATATGCCTCTCTATTTCCAAATAAATCAATCATACGATTATAATCACTACCTATTAAACCTTGAGTGTTTGCACTAGAAATAGCATCATAAAAATTAATTGGGGATGATGATAAAACGGTTCCTGTAGCACCAGTAAATGAACCACTTCCATTTATTGGAATGGATGATGTAAATGCACTTATTGCAATTCCATTGGCATCAAAATAATTTGGCGTATTATAATTAACAGATTTAACATATACATATCGGGATTTGTTTGAAAAACTTCCTGATAATTGCATTTGGTTATTAGGCTGGTCGTAATTTAATACTTGATCACCAATTACATTAGCAATGTAACGGTTTGAGTTAGGATCTAAAGTAACACTATTAAAAGTTTCAAGTATTACTTTATTATTTGTAGTATCATTTCCTCTTCTAATTAACACGTTAAATGTACCTGATCCTGTGTTTGAATTTGTAATTTCAAATCTAATATTATCTACAGATCCTGAAGCTAAAGATCCAGAGGCATCTAATGAACTTGAGCTATTATTAATTATTCCTTCAGAAATAGTTCCAAGGGAAAATGATGATGATGTTAAGTAGTTTGTAGCTGATGTACTTGTTGCTTCACTAAAAGAACCGCTTGCTACTCTAGCTACTAATAATGAAGTACCACCATAATTAAAATAATTATATGCTGCAATTGAAGTTAAATATGAATATGAATTACCACCACTTATGAAAGTATCTCCAAACATTGTTGTAAAATCTGAATAAGAAGTTACTAGTATGGGAGTTTCGTATGGGCCTTTTACTGTTGGACCTATAATAGCAGCACCTGCTTGTACAGGTTGGCCTGTTAAAAATGTTTGGTCTAATTCATTAGTAATTACACCGGGAGATACTGGAAAATTTGCCATTTTATTTTTTTATTATAAATATTAATTTTTTTGTTAAAATAAATTATTAACTAGGAAATATTGCACCTGAGGGTAAAATATTAAAATCTAAAAGAATAAATTCTATTGTTCTAGTAGGTTGTAAATAAATTTGACCTACTAATTGGTTTTGATCTACAACTGATGGGGGATTATTTGATTCATCCATTATTACTTTAAAACTAGTTAAACCTTGTTGTTGTTGAATAGATAATAAATAAGGATTAATTATTGATAATAGTTCATTTCGTGTATTTGTATCATTTTGTTCAAATACAAATGTATCTGCTACTTGAGAGATATAACTTTTAAGTTCAATTAGTAAACGTCTTACATTTACACGATCTAAAGCACTTTTTTTCTTTTGTAGTGTTTTTTGTCCAAATACTACAATACCTGCACCAGGAAAAGTTGCAATAGGATTTATATTTGATTGGTATAAAGTATCTCTGTTTCCCTGGGTTAAAATACGTTCAGTCTGAATAACAGTTGGTAAAATACCTCGGTTTATACCCGCGGGAGCAAACCAAGGAGCAGCAACACTATCATTAAATGCATATACACTAGGAATCATTGTTGATGCAGGAACCCAAACTAGGTTTAATGTATCTGGGTCAAGTGTTTTTAACCAAGGCCAATAAGTAGCCATATATGGGGTATTATAGGAAGATACTGTAGAAGTTACAGTACCTATTGTAGCATTATATGGTACTAAATCTATAATAGCTATAGCATCTCCTCGTTCTTGAACGGTAGTTTGGATTTGGGTAATAGTAGTTGATGAAGGAGCACCATGGGAACTTATTAATCCTGGGGTGATTAAAATATTATATTTATATGCATCTTTATTTGCTAATAAAGAAATAGATTCAGTATAATTGTTTGCTGTAAGACCTTGAATATTATTTGAAGTTATAGCTTCATAATACTTACCTGCTACCGACGGGATATTAGTTCCTTTAGCTGACCCAAAAGTACCACTAGATGATATGGGGAGTGATCCAGTAAATTGGTTTTTTGGTATTCCATTATTATCTAAATAATTTGGAGTTGTTTGATTAACAGATTTAACTCGTATATATTTTGAATTATTTAAATAGCTTCCACTCATTTGAATATAATATTCATTATTATCTGAAAGGATATTTTCAACTTGATTACCTATTACTTTTTCAATATAATTAGCAGCAAAAGGATCTAATGATAATGGACCCCAATTTTCTATAACTGAAGGATTAATATCTGAATCGTTTCCTTGTCTAATAAGTAAAGAAAAAGTTCCATCATTTATATTTTGGGATGATATTTGCCATCTAAAATTATCTGCTGATCCACTTAATAAGGTTCCAAAAGAACCTGTAGGGCCTGTGCTATTCATTATTATACCTTCAGAAATTGTTTCTAAAATAAAAGGAGAGGCATTATATGGTGATCCTGCGGAATGAGCTGAAGAGGAAATAAATGAAGATGTAGCATATGTCCAATCTAAAGAAGTACTTCCACTTACTACACGTGTAACTAATAAAGTATTTCCCCCACTATTAAAATAGTTATAAGCAGCAATAGAGGTAAAATATGTAAAAGTTTGACTACCACTTAAAAAGGTAGATCCAAATTTATTTAAATAATCACTATAAGTAGTACATAATACTGGGATTCCTACTTTACCTTTTGGTGTTGGGCCTATTATAGCGGCTCCTGCTTGAATTGGTAGTTGAGTTATAAATGATTGATCATTTTCTATAGCTAATACACCAGGTGATACGATTGTTTCCGCCATTTGTTATAAATTATTTTTATTATAAATATAGCAAAAATTAAATTAAATTAATTTATTTTAATAATTTCACCGGTTTCTGGGTCAAGGTTAAATTTTCCATATTTATCAAATAAGGTTTTTGTAAATTCTTTTTCTTGATTTGAGATTTCTGTTAAATATAATTTTGAGGTTTCATATCTGTTTTCAACTTGGATTTTTAAAATTGAAATTTCTCCCAACTCCAATATCAATGATTGAGTTTTTGATTGAATGTCTTTTATGTTTTGTAATTCTTCTGTAGTTAAAAACTGTTTATCTGAAACTATTGGCATATATTTAAATTTAGGGGTTTATTGTAATGTACAACTTTATTTTCCTTGAGACACGGAAATTTTAACGTAATTTTTACTTGATTTAATTTTACTAGTTTTTGACTTAGCGTGAACCCCAGGTCTACGTTTTTTTGGTTTACCTTGGAATGTTGCTACTGATTGTCCTTTTGCTTTTGCCATTTTAAATTATATTATATATTGTTTTATTATGCAAATGAAGATGATCTCCAAGCTCCATTCATCCACATATAAAGACGATATTGACCTCCTACAGTTGCAGGAATAATTTCTCCATCGGAACCTGACCAAGCAGGAGCAATTGATTGAGTTGTTGGTAATACAATTGAACCGGACATTCT